AAGTCGAAACTTTCATTCCCAAACGCGACAACATGAGGCTCGGTTACGTCAAAGGTCAGCCGTTTTTGAAGCGGAAAACAGTCACGTTCAACCACAACAGCCGCAAGCACATTGCACACTGCCTTAAAACTAAATACGGATGGGAGCCAACGGAGCTCACGCCTGGCGGTGATGCAAAGATTGACGAGAGTGTTCTATCGACGCTTGAGTACCCGGAAGCTCAGAAGCTTGCTGAGATGTTCCTAATCCAAAAGCGCATCGCAATGCTTGCCGAAGGGTCTCAGGCTTGGCTCAAAAAAGTCGATGACGATGGACGCATACGCCACAGCATAATCAGCGGCGGCACAGTCAGCGGTAGAGCAGCCCACAGAAACCCAAATCTAGGGCAAGTGCCTGGAGCGCAATCGAAGTGGGGCAAAGAATGCCGGGAGCTCTTCACTGTGCCAGAGGGGTGGGTGTTGCTAGGCGCTGACTTGAGTGGCCTAGAGTTACGCGCACTCGCGCACTACCTGGCGCCATTGGATGACGGCGAATATGCAGAAACAATCCTCAATGGCGACATTCACACGCTCAATCAGAAAGCCGCAAAGTTGCCGACACGAGCAAGCGCAAAGACTTTCATCTACGCCACGCTCTACGGCGGCGGTGACCGCTTAATCGGTGAGATCGTCGGCGGTAAAGCAAAAGACGGCAAGCGTCTAAAAGCTAACTTTGATAAAGCTGTGCCCGCTTTTAAGCGACTCAAAGACAAGCTAAAAGTAGCTATGGAGCGCGGCTATTTAATTGGTCTCGACGGTCGCAAGCTCTATTGCCGCTCTACTCACAAAGGGCTGTCTCAATTGCTGCAATCTGCTGGGGCGATACTGTGCAAACAGTGGCTACAAAATATTGACCAGCGTCTAGAAATAGAAAAGCTCCGCGACGATGCAATCATCGTTGGGTGGATTCACGATGAAGTTCAAATCGCTTGTAGGACAAGAGGAGTAGCTGATTATGTCGGTGACATATCTAGAAGAATGGCTTCGGAAGCAGGGCGGTCGTTCAGCCTCAAAATCCCAATCGCCGCCGAATTCAAAATCGGAAAAACGTGGGCCGAAACTCACTAAAGAACAAGTGTTAGAACGATGGACGCAAGAACTAGCTGACGTCCTTCATCTTTATATGTGCCTCGATACAGCAAAGCGTCGGCCATTTACCGTGAAAAGTCAGTTCGCAAGATCCAATGCCGCTTGGGTTGGCTTTGCTGCATCAAACGGTTTTTTGTCAACTCAAGTAGCTGAGTTTGAATGGGGAAACAAGTGGCTAATCACGCCTCGCGGCGAAGGCTTACTAAAGGAGCTAGAAGATGACCTCCAAGAGTTCAGAACAGAAGACTGAGACACCAACTTTACTTATTGACGCCGACCTCTACTTATTCAGAGCATTGGCAGCAAGCGAACACTGCGACCACTGGGGCAACGATATTTGGACACTGTTCAGTGATCACAAAGTTGCTAAAGACATCTTTACTCACCAGATCCAAAGGTTCTGCGACCATCTGAAAACTGACAAAGTATTCATGTGCATCAGCGGCCAAAACAATTTTAGGAAGCGAGTAGAGCCTACATATAAAGGAGGACGCAAGAAATCACGTAAGCCCTGCGGCTACCCGGCGTTTGTGGAATGGTGCCGAGACACTTATGACAGTGGCTGTGAAGATGTCCTAGAGGCTGACGACCTCATGGGCATCCTGGCGACAACCCCAGGTGCTAACGCAATCATCGTCAGCGACGACAAGGATATGCTCACGATACCGTCAAGGCTCTACTTACCCGCTAGAGGTGAGCTTATCGATCAGACGGAAACCGCAGCAGATCACGCATTCTTTATGCAAACGCTTACAGGCGACACGACTGACGGTTACTCAGGATGTCCGAAGATCGGCGCCGTGACGGCTGCACGTTTGTTAGGTTCTGGAGCAAATTGGTTTCAAGTGGAGGCTGCATTCATTAAAGCAGGTTTGACCCGAGACGACGCACTGACGCAAGCACGATTAGCACGGATACTCAGGTACGACGACTGGGATGTGGAAAAACAAGAGGTGAGACTATGGGAGGCATCAAAACGATGAAATTGACGCGATTTGAGAAGCTTGCAATGGGCAAAGAAAACAAAGATCCAATCTTCGACGAACAGTGGCAGCGCCGAGGCTGGGAAGTTAAAACGTGGGGCAATGCATTCGCACACCTTTGTATGCACCACATTCTTGCCAAACCTGACCCCAACTGCGAAGCGTGTAAGCCAACAATACAACGCCGCGATGGACTAGCCGAGCAAACTGCCATGAGGCGTGGCCGAGGTGGCCGATGGACAAAAGCGCAACACGCAAACAAGAAACGATTTAGTGATTACAGGAGGCAGCACAATGACAAAGACGAGTCTAAATGATACAACACCCGACGACTGGGATAAACTCGGCACAGCAATAGTTGAGCCGTCGATGGTTGAGTCGCCTCCACATTACAACCAGGGTGACGTAGAGGCTATCGATGCTATCCGCAGCGCGCTTGGTCCATCGTCCTTCATCGATTACTGCCGCGCTAACGCGCTCAAATATACATGGCGTATGCAAGACAAGGGCAAGCCTCTAGAGGATTGTCGCAAGGCGCTGTGGTATCTGGAGAAGGTGCGAGAGGAGCTTCAGAGAGTCTGAGGTGACCAGGGGACGACGAGGCGTGTCCATTCGGTTGGCACAACGAGGCGCCAGGACTGCTGTCGTCGCCCCCTGATCGTCCGCATCTAAACATAGTTGAGATATAAAGTAAATTAAAGTCCAGACGTATTCTATTACAACATAATATGACTACTAAAAAGGGCAGTAAAACTGGTCAAAAAATAAGCAAATCAATTGTGTCCACCTTCTGACTAGGGGAATCCCTAGTGGTCTATGGAGGGAGAGAGATAGAGTGGGCTATGGTGGCTCTTTAGATGAGGGGCGGGACGCGCCCCCGCATAGAGTAGGACGATGGGACTGAAGGGGACTTGAGTAGAGAGAGAGTTGATGAAGTTGTGTCTCATCACGCTAGTGACTTGAGTGACTACAGGTTTCAATGCCTTTTTCTCAAGAAGAATAAAAGGGCTGTACCAATAAATTTTTCTTTTGGCAGCCCAAATGTCTAATGATTGCCCGATCCCCTCGATATCCGCAAGGGATACATTATCCCTTCCCTAAATACGCCATAGGAATCAGTAGCTTACCCATATACAAATGTTTTTGAATGGTTTTGGAGTCCCTGGAGCGTTTTTTGACCCCCATGCCATTGCCAATGTTGGCGACTTCAAAACCTCGGCTTAACCCCGTTGTTGTTGTTGTTGTCTGCCCTCTTTTAAGGGAGTCCCCAGTTTGAAAATAGAAATCACAGACGACTTCAGTCACGGCGGTTACCTCCATTTTCTCCCAGAATTCGATGTTCAGCTAGATCGACGTCGGCAAAACCACATTAAATCCATTAGAATCGGCTGGCTAATCTATAGCATCTGGTTTGAACGTGACGACCTCTAAGGAGTACCCGGATGTCCCTCGAAACCGGAACATACATCGATTCGCTTGACGTCAACAACCCAGGCGCTACAGACGCCTTAAGCCAGGCTGACGACCACTTGCGCTTAATTAAGACGACTATCAAGGCCACGTTCCCAAACGTCACAGGAGCCATTACAGGCACCCACACAGCCATCAATGCGAAGGTTGCGGAGCCAGTATCTGCAATCACAAGCGACGGCAGTACACCCACGCTGAGTAGCGGAATCACGGGTGCCGAGGTGAAGACCTTGATAGGCGTTGTAGAGCCCGCGATCACCAGTGACGGTAGTACCCCTAGCCTTGGATCTGGGATCACTGCGGCCTCTGTAATTGCCCTTCTAGGGGCTAGTTTAGGACTCACGGCTTACCCTGTGGGCGCTATATTCACCTCAGTTGTAGCTACCTCCCCAGCCACGCTATTTGGAGGCACTTGGGAAGCCATAGGCGCTGGTAAAGTGCTTGTTGGCATCGATGCATCTGACACTGACTTTGATACTGTGGAAGCGACTGGTGGTGCGAAAACGCACACGTTGACTGTAGACGAGCTACCGGCTCACACGCACAACTTCACGGCGATGCAAGATACTGGGAACTCTGTGAACCGCACTGGCGGCGGTGATCTGGGAGCGCCCGGCACCGTAGCAACAGCCTCCACTGGCGGTGACACCGCGCACACAATAGTGCAGCCATTTCTTGTCGTGCATATGTGGAAACGCACAGCATAAGGAGGCATCTGATGATACTTCAGTTCCCTTCTCCACCGCCTAAGCTTCTCACTGTTGAACAGCAAGCAGCATTGATCAAATGCCAGAACGCAGAGATCGAGAAGCTTACGAAGCGCCTTGAACTCAAGCTCACAAAAAGCAAAAACAACAAATGGAGGTGACCTATGGCATTGATGCCTATTAAAGAGCTTGGTTCACTCGGAGTCATTACTGACATACCACCGTCACGGTTACCGATCAATGCTTTCAGCCGCGCTAAGAATGTTAGATTCGATGAACTCTCTGTCACCCGAAGCCCCGTCTTCAGAAATATCAAAAGCTCTATTCATTCTGATTTGCGGCATTGCTTCGGGATTCTCCCTGCGGGTAGCGGCTTTAATACCGTTCTGACCGTTGGCTCGGATTACAATATGTGGGAATATGTCAACGGCACCATGACTTACCGGAACGGTGTACTCACAGGAACATCAGCAAGCCTGGACACTTTCACAAGCACTACTCTCGCTGATGTTTACTATCTTAATCGCGTAGATCGCGTACCTGTGTACCGACTAGCGTCGAGCACCGGAAATTTCCTTGCCTTACCAAACTGGGACTCAAGCTGGCGCTGTGAGTCACTACGTGCTTTTGGCGACTTCATGCTCGGCATCAATATGACTGAAGGCAGTTCCAACTACAATCAGCGTGTGCGGTGGTCCGACATTACTTTAGCTAACTCTGTCCCTGGATCGTGGGACGCGTCGGACACTACCAAATCTGCTGGCTTCAATGATTTAGTCCAGCTTGTTTCGCCATTGATCGATGGCGTTGCGCTTGGTGTTAACTTTATACTTTATTCTAGTGACCAAGTTTGGCTGATGGAGTACGTCGGCGGCACGTTCATCTTTAATTTCCGCAAGCTTTTTGACGGGTTTGGTGTCGTCAATCAGAACTGCGCGGTTGAAGTTGATCGAAAGCACTACGTCTTCGACACCAACGACATTTATATGCACGACACCCACACCAAAGTCAGCATTTGCGACCAGCGCGTAAAGGACTACATTTTTAATGGGATGGACACCAGTAAATACGACAGATGTTTTGTCGTACACAATCATGCAGTAGAAGAGATCATGTTTTGCTATGCGTCTCACGACGATATGGCTGAGTTTACTGCGGGTGACCGCTGCAACCGTGCTGCTGTTTATAACTACCGGACCGATACTTGGTCATTTATGGATCTTCCAAATGTTAGCGGCAGTACTCTTGCTAATGTCTCTTCAGCGACTTCATATGCAAACGCCGTTGGTAGTTATGAAAATGCCGGTGGTACTTATGCATCCCAGGCTGCTGGCTTTGATCAGCATTTGCTGTTTGTTGGTAACGGAACCTCCAGCGTAGGGCTTACGCAAAGCCTATATGGCCTCGATTTTGCAGACAGCAGTACACTTAGTTTTCCAATTGACCCAGCCGCCAACAGAGCGCCTTATGTTGAGCGCACGGGTATCGATCTTGACGAGCAAGCACCGCTCACCGGGTATAAGCACATTACTCAGTTTACGCCCCAGGTCACTACCCAGAACTCTAGCAAGACTTTTAGTTTTTCTTTTGGTGCATCTAATTTAATCGATGACGCTCCAATTTACGAAGCGACAGTGACTTTTGATGCTGCTCTTGATTACAAGATTAACAGCAGAGCATCCGGTAGATATCTGTCTTACAAGATGACTATA